TTGCTGGCACGTACGATGACGGTAAAAAGGCAGACGTCCTCGAAGACGCCAGCGGCCACTACAAGCCCAACGAGTGGGCCGACCTCGTAATTCACTTGTACCGTAAATGGAAAGCGGATAGAGTATTAGGTGAAGTCAATAATGGTGGTGACCTAGTGGAATATACGTTGCGACAGGCTCGCGGCGGGGACACCATCAAGTTTACACAACTCCATTCCTCCCGGGGTAAGCGCCTTCGTGCTGAGCCGGTAGGTGCGTTGTACGAGCAGCATCGCGTCACACACTGTCAGTACTTCGAGAAACTCGAAGAGCAGATGGTCACCTTCAACCCTGAAGAGACGTTGAAGAAGGGCTACTCTCCTGACCGTGTAGACGCTCTTGTGTTTGCACTGACCTGGCTGATCGTTGAACGTAAGCAACCTCGGGTGAGGTTTATTTATGCTTAAGCGTCTTGGGCAAAGTCTTGCGGCCTTCCTTTTAGCACCAACGACCCGCAAGTCGATTCCGCTAATTCCTCGATTCTCTGACTCAGAGTGGCAGTTCCTCGGGACCACTCGCTCGAAGACCTTCCTGCAAGTTGTCGGCGGCAACAAAGTCACCGATCCCTATGCATCGAATCCGTGGGTACGCGGGGCGATTGAATCGATCGCCATGAACATCTCGGGCACGCCGATCATGTGGATGAACAGCCGAGACCAAGTCGCGAGTCCCCAAGATTCCGCCAAGTGGGACCGGCTCTTTCAGAAGCCAAACGATCAGATGGGCTTGCAGCAGTTGATTGAAGCAACGTTGATTCATTTGCTGCTCTGGGGCGAATGCATGTGGGTACTCGATCGCAAAGAGCCTACGGCCATTCCCGCAGGCATCATTCCGTATGCCGGCCCGATGTTTGAACCGATCATCAACACAGCCAGCAAAATTGTCGGCTGGAAGTACGATACCTCTGACGGGAAGACGATTCCGTTTAATACGTGGGAAGTGGTCTTCTTCAAGATGTACAACCCCTATGATCCGATTCGCGGTCTGTCTCCGATCCAAGCCGCGCAGTTGGGTATCGATCAAGACAACATGGCCTCGCAGTACAACAAGGCCTTCTTCATGAACTCGGCGCTCCCTGGTGGTGTGATCGAGATCGACGAAGAACTCTCTGACGAAACGTTCAATCGCATGAAGCAGCAGTTCCAAGATCATCATGGGGGCGTCAACAAAGCGCACATGATGGCCATTCTGGAAGGTGGGGCTAAGTACAAGCAACTCGTGCCCTCGCAGAAAGATATGGAGTTCTTGCAGCAGAAGCACTGGAACCGCGATGAGATCCTCGCGTGCTACAAAGTGCCAAAGCTCGAACTGGGTGTGTGGGAAGGTGTCAACTTCGCTGTCGCGAAAGTCCAGTCTCGAGAGTTCTGGGTCAAGACGCTCGTGCCGAAGATGCGCTTACTTGAGCACATCATGTGGGCGCAACTCTTCTCACTGACTTCTACCGGCAACATCTACTTGAAGTTTGACGTCTCGAAAGTGGATGCGCTGCAAGCCGAGGTCAACGAGAAGATCGACATGGCCTTTAAGCTGTGGCAGATGGGCGCGTCCCTCAACGAAATGATCGATCGTTTTGAACTGAACATTCCAAAGACCGATGCCGGCAATGCGCGGTTTGTGACCAACAACGTGTTTCCGATCGACGACAACGGAAAATTGTTGCCGCTCCCGGCTCCCCCTGTTCCTCCTGGTCAGCCGCAAGGCGCAGGTAAACCGAAACCCTCGAACGCGCCGAAAGCGCCAGCGTCGAAGGGCTATGAAGACGACACTGAGATTTAAGGAGGATGTGATGGACAAGAAGCAAGTTCGTAAATTACTCAACTCGGAAATCATACTCAGCGCGGATAAGACGCTTGCTGACAAGCGACAGATTCGTGTCATCGCGGCGAGCGGCAAAGGCGATCGTCAAGGGGACATTGTGAAAGTCGATGGGATCGATCTTTCCAATTACAAAAAGAATCCGCTCGTGCTCTGGGCACATGACAGTTTTGCACTGCCAATTGGCAAAGCCGTTGACATGTACGTCAATGGAAAAAATCAATTGGAGATGGTGTTCGAATTCGCAGATGCGGAAACTTATGCATTTGCCGACACCGTGTACAAGCTGATCACGAAGGGCTTCATCAAGGGCGTCTCGATCGGTGCTCGGGTGAAAGAAGCGGAGTGGATCAAGAACGACGACAATCAAATCATCGGTCGGCTGTACAAAGCCCTTGAATTGCTTGAGGTATCAATCGTTCCGGTGCCGGCTGACAGCAAGGCTCTGATTACGGCGGTGAAGTCTGGATCGATGACGGACTTGGAGTTTGAGGAAGTCCTCGCAAAAAGTTTGGACGTACCACTTGATTTGCCTACAGAAAATACTGTAAGTATAAACACTGATGGTGGCGTTGCCACTAAAACTCTTGCGAACGACGAGGAAGACCCTGAGATGAAAGAACAACTCGCGGCACTAGAGAAGAGACTCGAAGCACTTGAGACGTTACTCAAGGCTCAAGCCACGACTGGTGAATCTGCGAGCAAGACGCTTGAGAGCATGACGTCAATGCTGCAGGCCGTGCAATCCGCGATCACGAAAAATGATCCCGCTGCCGCGACTGCCGCGCTGAAGAACGCACCCGGTTCTGCCGGTGAGATTGCGAAGAAAGCTCTTGAGATGCTCGAGACCATGACGAAGAAAGTGGCTCGATAAAATTTTTGCTCAAGGTCTACGTAGTTTTCGTTAGTAAATTCTACCGGCGAACATCTCGCCGGTTTTAAGGGAGGAAGCGACGATGGAAGAACTGGTGAAGAAACTGGAAGAGTTGCAAGGGAAGCTTGACAAGGCAATTCTCGCTGATAACAGCGAAGCCGTGGCAGGCCTTTCTGCTGAGTTGAAGAAGATGCAGGAGGAGTTGACTGCGGTGAAAGCTGGTATGGAGGAAGTCAAGAAGTCCGTCTCCAGCAAAATCACGTCCCTTCCTGGTCTGGAAGCCGATAAGAACAAGTTCTCGCTCATTCGCGCCATCAACGCGATTGCGACGAAGAACTGGAACGGTGCTGGTTTCGAGCGCGAAGTGTTCCAAAACACTGCTCGCACTCGGGATGGTATCGCCAAGACCAACACGCTCTCGACGGAAGTCGACAGCGCGGGTGGTTATGTGGTGCCGGTGCAGGTGCTCGGTGATTTCATCGAGTTGCTCCGCGCTAACTTGATTGTGAAGACCCTCGGTGTCACGTACATCGAAGGGTTGACCGGTTCACCGGTCGAAGTCCCCGGACAGGCTGGGGGTGCGACGGTGGCTTGGTTGGGCGAAGATAATACTTCTGGTTTGGCCCAGACTGATCTGTCACTCCGACAGAATCAGATGTTCCCGCACATGGCCGGCGCGATTGTGAAGCTGAGCAACCGCTTGCTTCGCATGAGCAACCCGTCCATCGAGACTCTCGTCCGCAATGACGTTGCCTACGCGATGGCGTCTGCAATCGATACTGCGTGCTTGAGCGGGACCGGCTCTGCGGCTCAGCCCCTTGGTCTGGACAACATCACGGGCGTCCTGTCCTACGATATGTCCACGATCGATAAGAAAGTGAAGATTTGGAGTGCGCTGTACGAACTGGAAGAGAAGCTCGCGGACAACAACGCCCTCAAGGGCTCGTCAAGGTGCCGGTTCGGAAGACGGCGCTGGTGAGTTTGTGGCGGATCCGATCACTCAGAACCAATTGGCGTCGTACATCGGCTATCCCTGGGTGTCGACGACCAACATCCCCACCGTCAGCAATGCAACGAAGGTCTACTTCGGTAACTGGGCCGAGTTGATTGTTGGTGTTTGGGAAGGTCTGACGATCATGGCCTCGCAGGAAGCTTCGACTGCCTTCACCACGAACCAGACCTGGATTCGGTTTGTTCAGGAAGTGGACGTGATGGTTCGGCACAAAGAGAGCTTCTGCATCGGAACTGGGCTGCCCACGAACCTGAGTTCCTAATCGAAAATGAAGTAGTGGGAGTGGCAACACTCCCACTATTCTCGAATCAGCAATAAGGGAGGATCTCACAATGATTCAGTTGGAAGAAAATGTAGTCGCAGTCCTCGGAGCGGGTGGGTGCGAAGTCGGTACCATCACTGGTGCGGCTATCGATACCGCTGGCTACCGTGAAGCGTTAGTGACCTTGGCGGCTGGACAGTTCACGTCCACGGGCACTCTTGCAGTCAAGGTGCAGCATTCAGACGACGACGGAGCCCTTGATGCTTACGCCGACGTGACTGGAGCCGCGTTCACATCCTTGACCGATACTACGGACGGCTCCGTTCAGATTGGTCGGTTGAAGCTCGATGGGAACAACGTCAAGCGGTACATCAAGATTGTCGCTGTGGTCGGAGTGGCTAGAGCGCCGTTCGGCTGCACGGTCATGTTGTACGGGGGACAGTATAACCCGCAGACGGTGAAGACCGCCACGTTCGTTAAGTAAGGGAAGTCCGATGAAGGACGATCTCGCATATAAGGTAGTCTCAGTTCTCGGTGCCGTGGGTTCTCGCGGAATTCTCGGCACCCATACCTTTGGAACGGGGAATGCCGCATTTACGATCACAGCCAAAGATGACTCGATCACTGATGCGACGTTTGCCCAACCCGCTCTGCGAACACTCACGCATGCTCTAGCCATCACTGTCACGAGTCACGCGATTCAGCTTGACTTGGAAGTGTCGAGCGGCGTGTACGTGCCAATTACGGCAGCGGCTCTCGTTACCGCACTAAACAACGATGCAGGCTTCTCGGCTGTCGCTGTGGCGTCATTGCCC